GCTGGTCTGTTCTATTGCCCATATGTACCTCTCCAGATGTACAGAGCAATCGGTCAGGACACCTTCCAGCCACGTATCGGATTTAAGACTCGCTACGGCATGGTCTTGAACCCATTCGCGAAGGGTCTGACTGCACTGACCAACTCTGATCCACAGCACTCTTCTAACCTGAATGCTAACGCATACTACAGAAGAGTCCGTGTTAAGAACCTCATGTGATATAATATTCACATCCGTGTGAAGGAAGTGAGAGGGGGCTTGACGCCCCCTCTTTTTTATGTCATAATATATTTGTTGAGTTGATCACTCAACACGGGAGTGACTGAATAACCTTGTTGGAATTTGGCGAGGTAATGTAAATGATTAGAGGTGGTGCTCGCTGCTAGGAATAGTAGAACCCCGACCAAGGGAATCATTGTTGTTATGACCAAAATTCGCACTAGCGATTCCCATAACATAAAGGTAAAATGTAATCCTTTCTCCCACACACCCTTCTAGGGTGTTTTTTTATGTGTAAATAAATTAGATACTAATTTGTCATGAAGGTAACTAATATTCCAGGGTTAGGAAATTTTGGAGTGTTTGTAGATGATGTTAACTTTGAAGACAACGACGAATGGTTAGAGATTGGTAAACTCCATCTTGAAAAATTAGTAACTATCGTTAGAAAGTCTGGACTCACTGAGGAAACATATCATAAAACAATATCAAAGTGGGGAAGAGATAGACTCAATCACATCTCTAGACTGTTTAAACATTACAGTTGGGCAAAGGGAGATGCATTAAAAATATATTTTAGTCCATTCACATCTGAGGAAGATAAAAAAGTCCTCGAAGAATATGCGAGGATTCGTCAGGGTGGTGTAAGCAACAAATACGGAAACACCCTAAAGATCAGCGGTATGAGAGATCAGAATGGTGATCGGATAGGAATGTTTGCTGATGGTGAATTGCTATGGCACAGCAATGAGAGTGGTGACATTTCATTTACACCTGGAGTTGCTTTGCTTGGTGTCAAAGGTATGACAAAGAGTTGTACTGGATTTATGACAACAGCAGACTATTACCATGAGGTAAGCGATAGTTTCCGAAGCGAACTAGATGAGATGGTGTTAGTTCACAATTTTATATCTGGAAGAATCAATCCTGGACTGAATGAACCTCAGGATGAATTGATGTATAAGAATATGGCACCAATAGAAAACATGGAGATACCCATGGTTATCAAGAGTCCAGGTGGCATCAAAGGACTGCACTACAGTTACAACACTGTCACAGGTATCAAGGGTATGTCTGATAGGGATGCGGAGTTGGTTCTTTCAGAAATTAGATCAGGTCTAGAAAAATATGCATGGGATTATTGGTATGAGAATGACGATGATCTTTTGATCTTTGATAATACGATCACTCAACACAGAAGACTTGGTGACACCACGAACAGATTGGCACTTAGGTATGCGTTTGATTATACTTACTTACAGTCTGAACCATACCAACCATACTATCAAGAGGAGTATAGGCAAAGGTACATCGCTAACATGACAGAGCTCGCAGAATCGCATGAGCACAGCGAGATTCAGATACCATCTAAATAATTGAGTGAAGTAACACCTAGAAGAATGGCAACCTTTAGTCCAGCGAACGTAAATTTTTTATCCCCTGTTGGATTTAAATTCGTTATTGGTAGATGCCCTAACGTTGATTTCTTTTGTCAGCGTGCAGCAATTCCAGAAGTAGAAATTGGATCTCGTCAGATCGTAACTCCAGTTAAGGAGTATGAGGTTCCTGGCGATAAGATGACGTTCTCGGATTTGAGATTGACATTCTTAGTTAACGAAAATCTTGACAACTACTACGAAATTTACAAGTGGTTGAAAGGATTATCTACACCAAAAGAGTTTCAACAGTTTGACAAGTATATGAAAACTGTTGATGAAGCAGGTAGAGACACTGAGTTTGCTAAACAGTTTAGTGATGCACGATTAATTATCTTGAACAGTAATTACAATCCTATTGCATCAGTAAACTTTCAGCAAATTTTTCCAACTGCACTAACCACACTTGAGTTTGACGCATCTGCAACTGATATCAATTACTTCACAGCAGAGGTTAATTTCAAGTATACTTTGTATGAGATCACCGACGAAGACGGACTTAAAGTATGAATCTTGAAACCTTGAATGATATGTGGGAGAAAGACTCACAACTAAACGATGAAAAACTAGATCATGACTCATTAGATATCCCAAAATTACATGCTAAATATTTACGTATTTACAATTCTTTCTGTTCTCTTCGGGATCAGCAAGAGTTCACTGTAAAAACAGTCTACCGTGACAGGTGGGAATACTATACAGGGAAGTCGGAGAAACCATTCCATATCAAACTCCTCAAAACAGATGTACCAATATATCTGGAATCAGATGGAGAATATCAAAAGGCAGTCCTCAAGTTTAAGTATTTGAACCAGATGGTCGATGCATTAAAGACCATCCTCACGGCAATTAACAATCGTTCTTTTCATATCAAAAATGCGATTGAGTTTGCCAAGTTTTTGAAAGGTTATGAGATCTAGCGTCATTATTGAAAAGAAGAACGAAGTATACTTGAGGATTGCCGCAGAACCACACGTTTGCTACGAGTTAGCAGATGAGTTTACGTTTGAGGTTCCTCAAGCAAAGTTCATGTCTGCTTACAAGAAAAGGTTCTGGGATGGCAAAATCAAGTTATTCTCCCCAGGTACGGGCGAGATTTATGTTGGTCTTCTCCCTTATGTTACTTCGTTCTGCGAAGAAAGAGGGTACGAATACGTATATCGGGACAACGAATTTTACGGACTTCCATCACAAGTGGATGAGTTCGTTACACCAGAAGGGATCGGAGACTTCATAAAGTCACTGAACTTACCCTTCAAACCGAGAGACTATCAATACAAAGGAATATACGAAGCGCTAAGAAACAAGCGAAAATTATTATTGTCGCCAACAGGATCAGGCAAGTCACTGATGATCTATGCCCTGACTAGATTTTTTGAGGCGAAAGATTTAAAGACTTTGATTGTGGTTCCTACCACATCATTGGTCGAACAAATGCATAAAGACTTTGAGGACTATGGTTGGAATGCCAAGCACCATTGCCACAAAGTATACGGTGGAAACTCACCGATGTCAAAGAAAGATGTAGTGATTACCACCTGGCAATCTATCTACAAATTACCAAAAAATTACTTTAATGACTTTGGCGCAGTCATAGGTGACGAAGCACATCTCTTCAAAGCAAAGTCACTTACTAACATCATGAATAAACTCTATGACTGTAAGTATAGAGTTGGATTTACTGGCACCTTAGATGGCACCGAAACAAACCGCCTGGTTCTCGAAGGGGTTTTTGGTTTGGTTGACAAGGTAACAAAGACAGAGAAGTTAATCAGAGATGGTCACTTATCTGAGTTTGAGATCAAAGTTTTAATTCTTAAGCACGACAAGATTTCTTTTGATTCATATCAAGATGAAATTGATTACATAGTTGAGTGTGAACCACGTAACAGGTTTATCAGAAACTTGGTGTGTGATCTAGAGGGTAATACTCTAGTGCTGTTTAACTATGTCGAGCGACATGGCATGCCATTGTTCGACATCATAAATAGTAGGACAGGTGAAGATCGTCCAGTCTTTCTAGTACACGGTGGAGTTGAGGTCGAAGACCGCGAACGCATCAGGCAAATCGCAGAGACCACATCCAACGCAATCATCGTTGCATCATACGGAACTTTCAGTACAGGCATTAACATTAGAAATCTGCACAACGTTGTTTTCGCATCACCATCAAAATCAAGAGTAAGGAACTTGCAGTCGATCGGGCGCGTTCTCAGAAGGGGTGATAACAAAAAGAAAGCAGTTCTCTATGATATTGCAGATGACATATCCAACGGTGGTAAGAGGAATTATACACTAAATCATTTGGTAGAAAGAGTAAAAGTATATAATGAAGAAAACTTTAATTATGAATTTATTGATGTCCGCATTAGGAACAAATAAAATGCCCGAAGAAAACGATTTTCTGGGTGCTATCAAACTAATTACTGGAGAAGAACTTTTAGCTAAAGTCACGCATGTTTTAGATGAGGATGGCGATTACATTATTGTAGAGAATCCCATCGAAGTTGAAGAAGTGACTCTTGGAAAAAAGCAAGGTGCAAAGATAGGACCATGGATGAAGTTCTCTAACGAGAACACATTTATCATTCCAAAGGAAAAGATTATCACTGTAGTTGAGTGCGGTCCCGAGGTAGCAATCTTCTATTCTCTCTCACTCCGTAAACTACATAGAAATGTAGACCAACTGAATACTACAGGTTCAACGGACCTTGGTAGGATAGGTTCTGTAGATGAATGTAGAGATCTCTTAGAGAAGCTATTTAAAGCTAATTAGTCTTTGAACCCTCCACAGGGTTATTGTACAGAGATTACAGAGGTCTGTCAAGCCCCTTGACTATTGACCAGTTATTTGATACACTTATGTCAACGATCAAAGACGTATGAATGGCAAAGAGAAAGACACAATCAGAGCATTACGTTAACAATAAAGAGTTTCTAATCGCTCTAGTTGAATTCAAACACCAATGTAAAGTTGCCAAAGAGAAGGGTGAAAAGCGTCCTCCTATCAGCAACTACATCGGTGAGTGCTTTCTCAAAATCGCAACTCATCTCTCATACAAACCTAACTTTGTAAACTACATGTTTAGGGAAGATATGATTTGTGATGGTATTGAAAACTGTGTTCAGTACATTGAAAATTTCAACCCAGAGAAATCCAGTAATCCTTTTGCATACTTTACACAGATTATCTACTACGCATTCTTGAGAAGGATCCAGAAAGAGAAGAGACAACTAGAGATTAAGAACAAGATTCTTCTCAAGTCTGGATACGAACAAGTATTCCATTCTGACGATAATGATTCGTCCTCAGATTACAATACTATCAAAGAAAACGTAGAGATTAGGATTAATGGTTGATACAGAAACTAAACCAAAAGCACAACTCTCCAGTTCTTTTGGTGGCACTATTGAAAAGAACATCCCTGAAGATGTAGAATGGATTGATGATAGTTTCTATATTAAAGAAACGCGATTCGGTCTGTACACCAGCATCCTGAAGGAACCACTGGGTCAGCATTTTATTACAGGTGCTACTTATGATGGAGTTTTTACCGTAACCCGTTGGCATCTGAAAGCATTACAAGAAGGAAATCTTGACGAGTATACTCGTGTTATCAACTCTGGAGTAGTTGGTGGTAAGTTGTAATGTATCCTATTACTGTTGTTGATGACTTCTTTTCTGAACCAGATAAGGTTGTAGAGTATGCTATGCAACAGGAGTTCTTCCCTAGTGAGGATGGACGCTGGCCAGGTAAAAGATCGAAGATGATTATCGATCTTGATAGAACTCTTTATGATTATATCTGTGTAAAAATCATTTCACTATTTCATCCAGAGTTACCTGAGACATGGGACTTTGAGATGCAATTCCAACTCATATCTCCATACTCAAAACATCAATACGATCCAAAAAATCGCGGGTGGATTCATGTAGATAAGAGTATTACTAGATTTGGTGGCATCATTTATCTCAACAGATATCCAGAAAAAGACACTGGCACATGCATCTACAAAGAAAAGATGGGATGGTCCAGTCAAATCTACAAATCATTAGACGTAAAGAAGAGACATTATACAGGTCAACACGTACCTGATGATGAGTATGAGCGTTGGATGTATGAAGTGAATTCTCAGTACGAGGAGACAATGGTCATCAAAAACGTGTATAATAGAATGGCACTGTTCAATTGTAATACCTGGCACGGTGTCCAAACCTTTGGTAAAAATCAAGACCGACTTACGATCTCATTCTTCTGCAGAGATCTTCCTAGACTACAACCTCCTTACTATAGATAATGAAAGTTGCAATTATTACTGACCAACACTTTGGTGCGAGAAAGTCCTCCCGTGTTTTCCATGAGTTCTTTCTCAAGTTCTACAATAAAGTTTTCTTTCCAACTCTAAAGAAGGAGAAGATTACTACTGTATTTGATCTTGGAGATACGTTTGACAACCGTAGGCAGATTGATCTGTGGGCAGCAAAGTGGGCAAGAGAAAATTATTACGATCGTCTGCGTGACATGAACGTAGAGGTCCATGCTGTTGTCGGTAATCATACTGCATACTTTAAGGACACAAACAGTATTAATACTCTTGACAACCTGCTCGGAGAATATGAGAATGTCCATACATATTCCGAAGCTACAGAAGTAACTGTTGGTGGGTTACCTATTCTTTTTATTCCCTGGATCAATGCTGAAAATTCTGAGACCACTTATAAACTTATTGAAGGTACAGATTGCGACTACGCGATGGGGCACCTTGAGCTCAACGGATTTGAAGCTCATCGTGGATACCTCATGGAGCACGGTGCTGAGAGCAAACGCTATAAGAAGTTCACTAAAGTTCTATCAGGTCATTACCATCACAGATCTTCCAGAGGAAACATCTTCTACCTAGGTAATCCTTATCAGATTTACTGGAACGACTACAGAGACACTCGTGGATTCCATATCTTTGATACTGAAACTGGTGATCTTAAATTTATCAAGAATCCATTTGAGATCTATGAAAAAATTTACTATGATGAAACTAAGTTAAATAGTTCTACATTTGATTACGCACAATACAACAATACAATTGTAAAGATTGTAGTTGAGAAGAAAACAGACTCTCACAAGTTTGACTTCTTCCTCAGTCAACTTTATGCCGCTGGTGTGCATGAAGTCAAGGTTATTGAAGATCCTTCTTTTGAGTCTGATTTAGAAGAAGAGATTGATATTGATAGTGAAGACACACTAACACTCCTAGAGAGATACGTTGATGATCTTGGGCATGAAGATAAACCTGGCGTTAAAACTATTCTCAAATCACTTTACGTAGAAGCATTGGAGCTAGTATGATGTTCGTCTTATCCATCAGGGGAAAGGAAGAAGAGGGAGCTTATGCTGTCACTGATGATGTAGGAGAAAAAGTCATTTACCTTTTCCTTGACAAAGACGACGCAGTACGCTATGCTGGACTTCTGGAAGCAGATGATTTTCCAGAAATGTCAGTAGTAGAAGTAGAAGATCGTAATGCTATGCAAGCTTGTGAGCAGCACGGTCACCCATATTATATTGTCACCCCAGATGATATAGTAATACCTCCTAGAGAAGATTAACTTTTTGTCCGTTTGTTATGATTCATTTCAAGAATGTCCGTTGGAAAAATTTCCTCTCTACGGGAAATGCTTTTTCCGAGATGTGCCTTGATTGTAACCACTCTACACTGATCGTTGGTACAAATGGAGCAGGTAAATCTACTGTGTTAGATGCTATCTGTTTTGCTTTGTTCAACAAACCTTTTCGTAAAATTACCAAAGGACAACTAGTCAATGCGGTAAATGAAAAGGAAACTTTGGTTGAGATTGAATTCAATATTGGTTCTCGTGAATATTTGATTCGTCGTGGAATCAAACCTAATATCTTTGAGATTCATCTCAATGGTAACATGCTCAACCAAGAAGCGTCTGCTGCTGAACAGCAGAAGTCATTGGAACAAAATATTCTGAAACTGAACTACAAGTCATTCACTCAGGTGGTCATCTTAGGATCGTCCACGTTTGTTCCTTTTATGCAACTTAGTCCTCCGCATCGCAGAGAAGTCATTGAAGACTTGCTTGACATCAAAATTTTCTCTACGATGAATCTCATCCTTAAGGATCGAGTCAAAACTCTAAGAGAGCAGATTCGCGATCTTGAATACAAGATGGAGATTACTAAGGAGAAAGTTCAGATGCAACAGAGGTTTATTCAGGACCTCAAAACTCAGTCTAAAGAAAACAACGTACAACGTCACACTGAGATCCATAAACTCCAGGATGAGATTGTTCTTACCCAAAAAGAGAATGAAGATAATCTTGTTACGTGTGCTAAGTTACAGACTGATCTAGAAAAATATGATAACGTAGACGACGAGCATAATAAACTCAGAATCTACGAATCTAAGTTCGCTGATAAATTTAAAAAACTTAGGAGCGATTACAAATTCTTTGATAAGAATGATACATGCCCTACTTGCAAGCAAAGTATTGACGAAGAACTTAGAACTACTAAGAAGACTTCTATTACATCTTCCATCTCTGAACTTGAGAATGCTAGCAGTGAGTTGAATGACAAACTGCAGAAGATTAAAGAAGATCTTCAATCGAAGAAAGACTTGCTTTCACAACTGCAAGAACTTAATGCACAGATGGTTTCTAACAATAAAGAAATTTCTTGGAAGGAACAATCTATCAAAAAGTTGAATGATCAGATTGCGAAGCAAGAAGGTGGCGGGGCAAACCTTAAACGTGAGCAAGAAAAACTAAAAGAACTTGCCAAGGAAGGTGTGAGTATTGAAAAATACATGTCAACTTCTAAACATGATCGTGACAATCACGATGTTGTGGTAAACATGTTGAGAGATACTGGTATCAAGTCAAATATTATTAAAAAGTATTTGCCTGTTATGAACCAGTTGATCAACAGGTATCTCAAGGAACTAGATTTCTATGTCTCTTTTGAACTCAATGAGAATTTTGAAGAGACTATCAAGTCTAGATTCCGAGATGAGTTCTCATACGCTTCCTTCTCTGAAGGTGAGAAAATGCGAATTGATCTTGCTCTTCTGTTTACTTGGAGAACTATTGCTAAGATGAAAAATAGTGCCAATACAAATCTTCTTATGCTGGACGAAATTTTTGATAGCAGTTTAGATTCTTCAGGTACAGATGACTTTATGAAAATCTTGAGAACTTTTTCTGAGGATACAAATGTGTTTGTGATCTCTCACAAACCAGATGTTTTACAGGATAAATTTGAGAGATTGTTACGAGTTGAAAAGAAACAGAACTTCTCAACCATCATAGAGGAACAATAAATACTCTATATACCTTTTATTATGTACAAACCATACTCACCTGAGTGGCACAGGTATCGTTACCTTAAAGAAGCAATCGACACATACTTCGATGACTACGTTGATAATGAAGTCATCTATGAAGATATCATGAATATCCTAGGTGCTAGGATGTCTAGTGCTGTCGAAGAAGTCAATAAGGTCATGGATTTAAAAGACAAACTCAAAAAGAATTAAAATGCTTTCTACTGCTTATCGCAAGCGTCTAGAAGAAATCTGTCAAAAGATCTCTCTAGGTGAAGAGGTTGATTTATCTGATATGATCTGGGCAGAAAAACTTGGAAAGGCAAATACCACTGCTCGCGAGTGGTTAAAGAAAGCACGAAGAGCTGCCGCCAATCCCGAAATGCGGGAGGGTAGTATGGATGATTTTATGAATAGGATGGGTCTTGGGGACCCCGATCCATCCAATCACAAAACGGGGTTCTCTGGAGCGGATGAAATTGTAGACTGGTTCCAACGCGATAAACCTGATGACTGGCGACAAAGAGACTAAATTCAATATTGCTAAGAATTTAGTAGAAAAAATTGAAGATCTTTTGGACGGTGAAGCACATTACTTTGATTGCTGTGACCGTACCACGCAACACAGAAAAATTGTAATTGAATACGATCACGAAAAGAAATGATTCAAGCACTAGTTTATGGTAATGGTAGTCAAGAATCCGAACGAGCAGTTATGGTTCTTGAAGCATGTGGTCAAGAAGTAAGACAATTCTTACTTGGTGCTGACTTTAGTGACAGACAGTTTAGAGATGAATTTGGATCAGAAGCAGAGTATCCGCAAGTTGCTATTGGTTTAGATCACCGTGGTACACTGAAAGAAACTCTTAAGTACATGAGTGAAAAGGGAATGTTTTTATGACTAAGAAAACTTTTACTGGTAAAGGTGGCGAGACTTGGGAATGGGAAGAAACACCTGAGGTTGTTGCAGCACTCAAAAAACTGCACAAGAAACCACAGGCGACCCCACCTAGAAAGACAGTTCAATAAGTGTCACATGGAGACCTCCCCTTTCTTGTGGGAGGTTTTATAGTATGTACAGATAAGAAACACCACTATGCACTTCGTCAAAGATTCACTCGCCAAACTACTCGCTCAAGAGGATCTTGCCGTAGAGCATCGTAGCGTTGATACTGCTCAGTTCAACGTAGAAACTCGTGTCTTGTCTTTGCCTATCTGGCAGACTGACATCAAGATCGTTGATGCAATGATCGCTCATGAAGTTGGTCATGCCCTCTACACACCTAACGACTGGTCTTTTGAGGGTCGCATTCCTATGCAGTTTGTCAACGTTGTCGAAGACATCCGTGTTGAGAAACTGATGAAGCGTCGTTATGGTGGTATTTCTAAGACTTTCTTCAAGGGTTATTCTGAACTGCATAATCAGGATTTCTTTTCTATCAATGGTAAGAACGTCAGTGGAATGAATCTTGCTGATCGTTTGAACCTCCACTACAAGATTGGTGCTTTTGTCAACATTCCTTTTTCTGCAGAGGAAGCTATTTTTGTTGAGCGTGCAAAGTTCATTGAAAGTTTTGATGATGCTCTTGAACTTGCTGAAGATCTCTATAAGTTCTGCAAAGACTTTGCTGAGAAACAGAAGGAGCAACAGCAGGAAGCACCTGCTCAGGGTAGTCCTGATGGCACTGGTGAAGACCAAGTAGTCTCTGAGGGTATCTCTGACCCAGAACCAAAAATGCAACCTGGAGAAGGTAATGAGGATGTAGGTGAGGATGAGGATGAGGACTTTGAAGATGAGGGTCTAGATTATGATACTCATACTGTCGGACAGAAACCTTCTGAAGATGATTCTCTAGACTCTGGTCTTGAGGTTGAGACTCAGAAATCTATGTCTGATGCACTCCAAGATATTGCAAAGAAAACTCAAAATGAGTATGAGGAGTATCAGTATCTTGAAGCACCTAAAGTAGATTACACAAAGTTCATTGTTTCAAACAAAGATGTTTGGCATCACTGTGAAGAGGTGTGGAATGAAAGAGGTTACGTAGCAGAAAACTTCGCTATCTGTGACACTGATTTTAAGACCTTCAAACAATCATCTAACCAGGAGGTAAATTATCTTGTCAAAGAATTCGAGTGCCGTAAATCTGCAGACGCTCATGCTCGTGCTACTACTAGTAGGACTGGAGTTCTCGATACAACTAAGTTACATACTTATCGATACAATGAAGACCTGTTCAAAAAAGTAACTAACTTGCAGGAAGGTAAGAACCATACTCTTATCTTCAATCTTGACTGGTCTGGATCTATGGGAGATTGTCTTCTCGCTACTGTGAAGCAATTAATCTCTCTTGTATCTTTCTGCCGCAAAGTCAATATTCAATACAGGGTTTACGCTTTCACTGATGGTTGGAGGCAGAGTCTTGTTGCAGGTGACTTCAACCTTGAAGCAGATAAACTCTGGGTTCATCCTGACTTCGCTCTCCTAGAACTTCTTCGTAGTGATGTAAACAACTCTACTCATGAGCGTCAGGTTCGTAGTCTTTACCGTGTTGCTTATGCAATGGATCGTGGAAAGTATCCTCGTTTCACTATTCCTAGAAAGTTTGCTTTGAGTGGTACTCCTTTGAATGAGTGTGTACTTGGTATGTTTGAGATCGCACCTATGATCAAGAAAGAGACTAAGTGTCAGAAACTTCATATCATCAACCTCACAGACGGCGAGGGTAACCCTATGTACTGCTCTAAGAAAGTTAGTTACAGGGATGGTGAGACACACATTCTCCGTCGCCCTATCCATAACCACTGCGTCCTTAGGGACCGTAAGTGTGGAAAGACCTATAAGTTCCACGAGAGCGCTTACAGGCAGACTGAGACCTATGTCCAGAACTTCCGTGATCGTTTCCCTGAGATCGAAATCATTTCTATTCGTTTGCTTCCTGCTCGTGACTGGAAACGTTTCGCTAACTACTATATTGATTGGGAGCATCGTCCAGATGCAGATACTCAATGGAAAAAGAATAAGAATTATATCGATACTCATACCAACTATAGTATTTCTTATATCATGAAGACGGAGGCTATAGATTCCTCTACTGAATTTGATGTTTCCGACGACGCATCTAAAGCACAGATTCGTAATGCATTCAAAAAATCTCTAGGAGGTAAGAAAGCAAACAAACAAATTCTTTCATCCTTTATCAAACAAATTGCATGAATATATTCGTCACTGACATGGACCCTCGTGCATCAGCAAGGGTCCTTCCAGACAAACATATTGTTAAGATGCCACTAGAGTGTTGTCAAATGCTCAGTATCATTTACTCGCCCTGGTATTACAACTGGGGCACTTTGCCTAGGGCAGATGGTAAACCATATGAGACTAAGAAAGGTGCCTTTCGTAATCATCCATGTACACAATGGGCAGCAAAAAGTATCTACAATACTGCATGGTTAATCTCTCACGGTATTGCTTTATCTACTGAATATAATTACAGGTATGATAAGATCCATACATGTAATAATGCATTGTTTATTGCTAAGAAGATCTTCCATAAAAAATCAAAGAAAGCAATTACATGCTGGTCTATGGCAGACAACTTTGCTCGTGCTATGCCCGATGAATGGAAGACTGATAATACTATAGATACTATCACTGCATACAAAAGGTACATTGCATCTAAACCTTGGGCACCTACCAACTACTTACGCAAACCAGAACGCAAACCTGTTTGGATGTGACAGTTGGCAAAGTGTCCAGTAACCCTCCGCAAGGTGGGTTTTTTTGTGTATCTTATATACATACCAATAAGGGAATCCTCCATGTCTAACTTCGTCAATGAACTACGTTCACAATTCGGCACCGAAATCAATGCCCTCGACGTAAAAGTATTTGCTCGCGGCAAGAACGTCAACTACCGCACTGTGACTCGTCAGCTCGAGCAGTACAAAGTTAAGCGTGGTACTTGGAAACTTACTTCCAGTGAACTTAAAAAGGCACGTCAGGTTCTCGAAAAAACTGTGTCCACTCAAATGCCAACTGAGGATAAGCAATGCTTTATTCCTGAGAAAGATAGCAACTATGTTCCTTTTGGAAACTTCACTGACCTTAAGAAGGTTGTCAAGTCCAAAGAGTTCTACCCTATCTTTATCACAGGTCTCTCTGGCAACGGTAAAACCGTCTCTGTTGAGCAGGCATGTGCTCAATCTAATAGGGAGTTGATCCGTGTTAACATCACTATCGAAACTGACGAAGACGATCTTATTGGTGGGTTCCGTCTTGTTAATGGCGAAACTGTTTGGCATAACGGACCCGTCATCGAAGCTCTTTCACGCGGAGCAGTGTTGCTTCTAGACGAAGTTGATCTTGCATCTAACAAGATCCTTTGTCTGCAATCTATTCTTGAAGGCAAAGGTGTCTTCTTGAAGAAGATTGGTAAATATGTACGTCCCGAGGTAGGTTTTAATGTTATTGCAACTGCAAATACTAAAGGCAAAGGCAGCGATGACGGTCGCTTTATTGGAACCAATGTTCTCAATGAAGCATTCCTAGAGCGATTCCCTGTAACCTTTGAGCAAGAGTATCCTTCTGTAGCAACTGAGCAGAAGATCCTTGACAATATTTCTAGCGACAAAGAGTTCAACAAACGTCTCTGCGATTGGGCAGACATCATCCGTAGAACTTTCTTTGATGGTGGTATCGATGAAGTTATCTCCACTCGTCGTTTGGTTCACATTGTCAAGGCATATGCTATCTTTGGTTCTAAGGAGAAGTCAATCTCCTACTGCATCTCTAGGTTTGATGTAGAGACTAAGCAAGCATTCAAGGAACTCTATGACAAAGTTGACATTGACGTAAATTTTGATGAAGCAGAAGACAGCACAATTGTGGACACCCTTCAGGAACATAGTTCTTGAGTCGTTTCCCGACCTAGAGAATACTTGTAACTGGGCAGACTGGGAGGAGAAAGGAACCTCCCTTTCTGCTAAGATATACAAGAACAAACATATTCTCAAATCACGAGAGGTTTTGATCTGGGATGAGAAGTCATCCATTTACAACACCATCATCTATCCTAAGACTGGATCTAATCTTCCATGTTTCGGTATTGATTTGATGGCGTTCTTTGAGAAGAAAGTTGTTATGGTATTTGACTTCCAACATCCAACTGAGAACTATCTGTTCTCTCATCCAGATCTTCCCAAATCAACTGGAGAGTATAGATTTTTTGAACCAGGAAATCACTTCTCTGAAAACATCTACGTTGCCAAATGTACGATGTCTGATGTAGGTGATCACCTTGACATGTTCAAGAAATACTTGACTGCATACAAAAACATGGTAGAATTAGAATGTCCATCTGGCGAAGATGTATCGGTCTACTCTGATTTTGACAAGTACATGAAGCGGTTAGATCCCGTAAGTGGTTACTTATCCAGTAAGTTTGGTAAACAAAAATCCGAATCTCTCGTCAACGAATTTTTATTTTGTTATGACTAATTCTTGGTCTTTATTGTATGATGAAATCATGAACAACGACGAATTGACATTCAATCTAGAGGGCGGTGTTGAGTACACTCCTAAACCAACTGGTAATGTTGACATCACTGTAAACAGAGAGCGGTTCAAGTATAATGAAGATGCTCTTCTAACAGAACTGAAAGAATACATCAGTGCAACTTACAACCAGCACTACTCTAGTGAGGGTATTCAAACCCTTGACTTGATTGAATCTTGTGGTGATGGTGAAGCATTCTGTCGTAGTAACATTTTGAAGTACGCTTCTCGCTATGACAAGAAAGGCACCGCTCGCCGTGACATCCTGAAGATCTTGCACTATGCAGTTCTTCTCCTAAACTTTAATGATAAAAACGCCAAACGCGAAAACTATGAGACTTTCTAAAAGCACACTTGACATCCTAAAGAACTTTTCTACGATCAATCAGTCAATCTGCTTCAAGAAAGGCAATCTTCTTACTACACTTTCTATTCAGAAGAACATTCTTTCTCGCGCACACGTAGAAGAGGAGTTTCCTAAGGACTTTGCTATCTATGATCTGAGTGAGTTCTTGTCTGCTATGCTTCTGTTTAAGGATCCTGAGTTTGATTTCTCTCATGATTCTTACGTAGTCATCAAAGATTCTAGAAACAGAACTCGTTACTTCTTTACTGATCCATCGGTAATCACAACTCCACCAGACAAGAAAGTAGAACTGCCTAGCAAGGACGTTTGTTTCTTGGTCAGTGAAAAGGATCTATCTAACATCTCGAAAGCAGCTGCTATCTATGGTGTGGAAGATCTTTCTGTTGTTGGTGATGGTAACACCATTCAACTGGTTGTGCGTGACAAAAAGAATGACACATCAAACAGTTACTCTGTAAATGTTGGTAAGACTGAACACCAGTTTTGTTTCAATTTCAAAGTAGAAACACTAAAACTTCTCCCTGGTGACTATAGTGTTGTTGTCAGTCAACACAACGCTTCACTGTTTCGTAACGAAACACTTGACCTTGAATATCTAATCGCACTTGAACCAGACTCTAAGTATGAAGGATGAATTTCTTTGGGTCGAAAAGTATCGACCCAAAACCATTGAGGAATGTATCCTACCAAAAAGCACTAAGGAAACATTCCAATCTTTTGTTAAACGGGGAGAGATCCCTAACCTTCTTCTCTGTGGAACTGCTGGTGTTGGAAAGACTACAATCGCTAAAGCACTCTGCTATGAACTAGGAGTAGATTATTATGTCATCAACGGATCCGACGAAGGACGCTTCCTCGATACTGTCCGAAACCATGCGAAATCTTTCGCTTCGACCGTCTCGCTTACGTCAACTGCTAAACACAAAGTCATCATCATTGATGAGGCAGATAACACCACCCACGATGTACAACTCCTCCTACGGGCGACTATTGAGGAGTTTGCTGGCAACTGCAGATTCATCTTCACCTGCAATTACAAAAACAAAATCATCTCACCAATCCACTCCCGATGCTCAGTCGTCGATTTTGGAATTGGAAAGAAAGAAAAGCAAGGAATCGCAGGACAGTTCTTCAACCGTATCAGGACTATACTTGCGGAGGAGAATGTTGAATATGATCCGAAGGTTGTCTCAGAAGCAATCTTAAAATTCTTTCCAGATTTTCGTCGCACTCTGAATGAGTTGCAACGCTACAGCGTTGGTGGTATAATTGACACAGGACTTCTCGCTAATCTAGCAGAGGTTCGTATGGACGAACTCATGGGTGCCTTGAAGAACAAAGAGTTTGGAACGGCACGTAAATGGGTGAACGCCAATCTTGACAATGACCCTACGGTCATTCTTCGTTCTATTTACGAAAATCTTTATCATGCACTTGAACCCACTTTCATTCCTCAAGCGGTCCTCATTATCGCAAAGTACCAGTATCAGTCTGCTTTTGTTGCTGACCAAGAGATCAACCTTTTGGCAGCTTTGACTGAAATCATGGTAGAATGTAAATTCAAATGAGCAAGAAACACAAGACCATGCATCAGGTCAAGACCCGTTGGTACTATTACTTCTGGGGTGCCGCTACTGTCACAGTTTTCTGTGGTCAAATGTACGTAGGTGTGGGATACCGCCAAATGGCAGAGGCGGTATGGTCGGTAGTTGATGTAGTTTCTGCTGTACGTGAACCCTTTGATGATGACAAAAAACTTGAAGACCCCACTGAGGTATCCAGGAGGCAAGTCAAGAGCGCTAACTAAACTGCTCAAGTATCTTCCTCAACAAAAAATTACAGAGTATCGTGAGATGTTCCTGGGTGGTGGTAGCGTTGCCCTGGAAATGACAAAGCGTCTTCCGAATGATGTTCCTATCTGGGTCAATGATCTCTATGGTCCACTGTATAACTTCTGGATTATTCTGAGAGATAATCCTATTGAACTACAACGTAAACTTGTAGAACTAAAATCTAGATATCCAGATCGCGGTAATGCGAAAGGTCTATTTCTTGACGCAAAGGACATTGTAAATGACGGAACAAAAAGTGACACGGAAAGAGCTATTGCTTTTTACATTCTTAATAAGTGTAGTTTCTCTGGTCTTACTGAGTCTTCCTCCTTCTCTGCACAGGCATCAGACTCAAACTTCTCAATGCGAGGCATCCTGAAACTTCAGGACTATTCTAAACTGATTCAACGTTGGAAGATCACCAACCTTGATTATCAAGAACTTGCTTGCGATGACACGTACACTTTCATCTATGCAGATCCTCCATACGATATCAAAGATGTTTTGTATGGCAACAAAGGATCAATGCACAAGGGGTTTGATCATGCTCGCTTTGCTGACGTGATGGATGCTCAACTCTGCAACGTTATGATCTCTTACAATGATCACCCTGACATCGTTCAGCGCTTTCTTGACTGGTGTCTTTATGATTATGAACATACTTATACTATGCGATCCACAGGTTCATACATGTCGGATCAGAAAAAACGTCGTGAATTAATTTGTACTAATTATGGGAACATTGGGGGTGCGTGTATTACCTAGTGGGTACTGCCAACTTTATCATACGAGACGTGGAGGCATGGCAACGTTCTGTCCCAACTCTCAGTTTGCCATCATCAATGGTGAAGAAGTCCATGTGACTTTAAAAAATGGATCGGTTGCTATATACAAAATCAATAGTAACAGATCTGGTGTTACTGGTCCTATCCGTGTATTTCGTTAATGTCTGTTGAATTGAAGGACTGGTTGAATTCTATCAACCAAACAAAAGAAAATATTATTGACATAGATCCTGACTTAGAAAAGGATTATCCTCCCTACATAGTTAATAAATGTCTCTCTGGATTCGTTGACACTATTCTTTTCTCTAATGAAATGAATATGGCACCTCATCTAGACAAGAAGATGCAATACGATTTCTTTATAAATATCGTAAGAAAACGTAAAAGGTTTTCTCCTTGGTTGAGAAAAGAGAAAATTACTGATCTTGAGCACATCAAAAGTTATTATGGTTATAGTAACGAAAAAGCACAGATCGCATTGACTCTTCTGACTAAAGAACAAATTGAAATTATTAGATCTAAAAATGACATGGGAGGTAAAGGATGATGGCGATCGCTGAGCAAGAGGTTCAATGGACCGCCGATGATATGGTAGAGGTCTCTCTTGGTGAACCTGATGATTTTTTGAAAGTACGTGAGACTCTAACTCGTATTGGTGTCGCTTCCCGTAAGGAGAAAAAACTTTATCAGTCTTGCCATATTCTACACAAACAAGGCAAGTATTACATCGTTCACTTTAAGGAATTGTTTGCACTTGACGGCAAAAAAGCAAACCTGAGTGACAATGATGTTCAACGCAGAAACAGAATCATTCAACTTCTTTCTGACTGGGGACTGGTTTCTATTGCACAGAAAGAATCTGTTGCAGATGTAGCACCACTTAGTCAAATTAAAGTTCTGTCCTTTAAAGAAAAAAGTGAGTGGACTCTGGAGAGCAAGTACAACATCGGTAAGAAAAAGACTTCGTGAAGACCGATATTAAAATTATCGAAGAGGGATGTGCTCCCGCAGCAGCGGAAAACAGATCTCTTCCTTATACTGCATACTTAGTTACCTATGAAGTCAATGGCATGGTCAAGTATGACATTGCTATAGGTTCTAAGAAAGTAGATATCTTTGATTATTATTGGGACAAGTATCGTATCGTTCTTGATATGAAACAAACAGAAGGTAGGGCAAACCCTAAAACCTGGACACCTCCCAAACAATAGAACAAACCGAATAAAAAATTACGGGGTTTACTACCTCGTTTTTTTGTGACCTATGCTATAAATATCTCGGATGCCGTAAGGGTCCACACAAAACAAACTCGCTTTATAAGGAGCTATGGATATTACTAAGTTCACGTCTAAGGACGTAGATAAGATTTTTGACGCTGTAAACAAATACAGTGTTGGTCTGGATGATGTCTTCCATCGTCTACATTCATACGGAATGACACAACCAGGCGGACAATACCCACCGTACAATATTATTAAAGAGTCAAATGTAAAGTGGCGTATTGAACTGGCACTTGCTGGCTGGTCAAAGGACGACATTGAGGTTAGTTTGGAAACTAACGTTCTTCTAGTCAGGTCTAAGGCAGCGAAGGAGACTGTGGAACAAGAGTATATGCATCGTGGTGTTGCAACTCGTACCTTCGCTAGAGGTTTCAATCTGAGTGATGATGTTGAGGTTGGTAAAGTAACTTATGTGGATGGTATGTTGACTATTCCATTACATAAAATCATCCCTGAGCATCAGAAACTCAAGGTCTATGATATTAACTAAATAATCGCTGGGTCCTTGACAAAGATCGGGGACCCTTTTATAATCTAAGGAAAACTATTGACATCATGGTTAAATCAGAAAGAGTAAAAGTTGTTGTAATGTTCGACGGCAGGTCTGTAATTAGTGATGTGCAAGAGGCAGTAGACAAAGATACTAGTGAGCGTAAGGCATGGGTATTGAACTTCCCATACGTCGTCACTTATGATGCACCTAAACTTGCTGACACTGGTATCGTTGAAGATCCAGAGGTCAAGGTTCATTACTCACCCTGGAATCCACTGAGCTCTGATGTACAGGTTGCAGTCAATCCTGATGCTGTTGTAAGTATTATGGAACCAGTCCCAAGTCTTAGAGACACATACATCGAAAACGTCCGCAAGATGGGTGGAGATATTGAATGAGTATTAAACTCTTGTTATTGAGATCTGGAGAAGAAGTCATCACTGAAGTCAGAGAGATGCTCAATCCAGATACAAAGGAACCAATGGGATATCATCTACACAAACCTTTTGTGTTAGAGATTGTATCTTCAGAGGATACTGGAATTGTTTTGAATAGGGAAAAGGGATATCAATTGCACTGGTTCCCATGGGCACCTTTAAGTAAAGATAGAGATTTCTTTCTACCATCTGGACATGTTCTAACTGCATATGATCCTCTTGACTCAATCGCACATCAATATACTAATGCGATTCAAGAAGATGTTTATGAGAAAAACTTCAAGGAGCACGAAGCGATGATTGCTAGTGAAGTTGGCGACCTTGATATGGAAACTATGTTTGAAGAAGCGGAAAAGTTGCTTGAGGAAGAGTGAGACAATTGAAGATATATGGCACTGCTAATGGTGCCAGATATCAGATTCGTGTCAACGAAAATATTTCACAATCTTATGGTAATGTCCTGTATTCATACACCACTGAATCAGAGTTTCATGGTTCATATGATATCAGGATACAAGTGTTTGAAGGGTCAATCACTCTGGAAAAATGTTTAGTTACTTATCCTGCTATTCTAAACAATAGTCCTGGGTTAATAACATTTGAACAACCAATACAATCTCCTCTTTATAAATTAGTAGGTGATACTATCACTCCCCAACCATTTCCTATTCAAATTTATAGAGGAGAGGTCAAGTTTAAACAACTTATGTTTAATGGACCGAATCATTTTATAGTAAAAGTTGATGAGAGTTTAGACTATGGTTCTGAACTATACATTGGCAACTTACTTACGAGAGAATATATACCAGAACTTCATACAATATCTCCAGTCTACAAATATAGACAAAGAGATAATGATATCTGGTCTGAGGGAGACTTGAATAAATTAGAAACCGAGGTAAATTATGGAAACAATGTTAGTGATCCTCAGAACAGGATTAACACTAATCAGTAAGGCAGAACAGTTAGAAGAAGAACCGTCTTGCCATTTGAATCAACCGTATCTCGTCAAGGATGACGGAACCTTGGAACCTTGGCCAAGATACTCGAATGACGATGATGTCTTGCTTTATTCCGAATCACTTGCTACAATGGTGGAACCTACGGATGACATCCGTAAGAAGTACAAGCAAGTAACCGAATGAGTTTCTACACGAATGTTCAACTGGTCGGTGACGACCTTCTCTACCTTGGATACGAAGAAGGACCTGGCGGTTTGCTTGAGCGTATTCAACGTCGGATGAAGTTCTCACCGACCCTTTTTGTGGTTACTGATAAGGAGACTAAGTATAAGACTCTGGACGGTCGCTACGCTAAACCAGTTAGATTTGAATCTGTCCGTGAGGCGAGGGGTTTTGTAGATAAGTATCGTGACGTTGATGGATTTGATGTTCATGGATATGACCGTTATCTTTACCAATACATCTCGGAAGAATTTCCGAACGAAGTTGACTTTGATCTCAAGACTCTTAAGATTACGTCTCTTGATATTGAAGTGGCATGTGAGAATGGGTTTCCTAACGTGCAGGAGTGCGCTGAACCTCTTCTATCGATTACAGTGCAGGACTATACGACGAAACAGATTAAGGTATGGGGAACACGACCCTATGAAAATACCCGTAAAGATGTTGAGTATGTTTATTGCGACGATGAGGAACATCTCCTCAACTGTTTCTTGGCTTATTGGGGAATTGAATTTCCAGATGTACTTACAGGATGGAACGTCGAGTTGTATGATATCCCGTACATTTGTGGACGTTTGGAACGTCTGTTTGGCGAGAAGAAAATGAAGCAAATGTCTCCTTGGAACATTGTTCACAGGGAGGAGATGGAAATCAAAGGTCGCACACAGATTCTTTACAACATGTATGGAGTCAGTGTCCTTGATTACATGGATCTGTATAAGAAATTTACTTATACTAACCAAGAGTCATATCGCCTTGACCACATTGCACATGTCGAACTGGGTCAGAACAAACTAGACCACAGTGAGTTTGAGAATTTTAAGGAATTCTACACACAAGACTGGCAAAAGTTTATTGACTATAATATTATTGACGTGGAACTTGTTCTTCGCTTAGAAGACAAGATGAAGTTGATTGAACTTGCAATCGCTCTAGCGTATGACGCCAAGGTAAACATGAAGGATGTTTACTATCAGGTACGCATGTGGGATACTCTCATTTATAACTATTTGAAAAACCGCAATCTTGTAGTTCCGCCTGCAAAACGCAGTAATAAAAACGAGAAGTATGCTGGTGCTTATGTCAAGGAACCGATTCCAGGAAAGTATGATTGGGTGGTTAGTTTTGACCTTAATAGTCTGTACCCTCACCTTATTATGCAGTACAATATCTCACCAGAAACCCTGGTGGAGAGACGACACCCAACGGTTACGGTTGACCGAATCCTTAATGAGGAAGTAGAACCTGATCCTAACTTTGCATTGTGCGCTAACGGATCACAATACCGTAAAGACGTGCATGGATTCCTGCCTGAGATGATGCAGAAGATCTACGATGAACGTGTTCAAAGTAAGAAACTCATGCTCATTGCAAAGCAGGAGTATGAGAAGAATCCATCTAAGGAAATTGAGAAAGCAATCAGCAAGTACAACAACATTCAGATGGCACGTAAGATCCAACTGAACAGTGCCTATGGTGCCATTGGTAACCAATACTTTAGGTACTATGATTTGCGTAACGCTGAGGCAATCACTTTGTCTGGACAGGTATCGATCCGTTGGATCGAAAACAAGATGAATGATTATTTGAACACTCTACTGAAAACGGAGAACCAGGATTATGTTATTGCCAGTGATACTGACAGCATCTATCTCTGTCTTGATCTACTTGTCAATCGAGTATTTGATGTACAGAACGTTTCTAAAGAGAGGATCGTTAACTTCCTTGATGATGCCTGTAAGAACAAGATCGAACCGTTCATTGAGAAGGCGTACCAGGAACTAGCAGATTACGTCAATGCTTATGATCAGAAGATGTTCATGAAGCGTGAGAACATCGCTGATCGTGGTATCTGGACTGCAAAGAAACGCTACATCCTGAACGTTTGGGATAGTGAAGGTGTTCGCTATGCAAATCCTAAACTCAAGATGATGGGTATTGAAGCAGTCAAGTCATCTACACCTGCCCCCTGCCGTAAGGCGATTAAAGAGGCATTGACTATTATTATGTCGAAAACTGAAGACGATGTGATTTCGTATATAGATACATTCAGGGATGAATTCAATTCGTTACCGCCCGAGGACATTGCTTTTCCGAGGAGCGTCAATGGACTATCTAAATTCAGATCACACACAACCGTGTATTCAAAGGGCACCCCTATACATGTTCGTGGCGCGTTGCTATATAATTTTCATGTCTCTAAAAAAGAACTTGAATACAAATATCCACTGATTCAAGAGGGTGAAAAAATCAAGTTCTTATATCTGCGTCGCCCAAGTAAAATTAATGAAAACGTCATCTCCTTTCTCAACACGTTCCCAAGAGAACTTGACTTGGAAAGGAGCATAGACCATGATGCCCAATTTAAAAAAGCGTTCCTCGATCCTTTACAGATCATTCTTGACGTGATAGGATGGAAGACCGAGAAACCAACTAGCCTTGAATTTTTATTCGCCTGATTATGACACAAAGTTTCTTTAAAGACATTGTAAAAGAAATTGACAATGACTATGCAGGTCTTCTTAGTGAAGGATCTGTAGGTGATGTCAGTGGATTTATTGACAGTGGTTCTTATATCTTTAATGCTCTAGTAAGTGGTAGCATTTATGGTGGCATTCCCTCTAACAAGGTCACTGCTATCGCTGGAGAATCTAGCACAGGAAAGACATTCTTCTGTCTTGGTATGGTGCAGAGTTTTCTTGCTCAAAATGATGAGGGAGGTGTTGTTTACTTTGAATCTGAGTCAGCAATTTCCAGGAACATGATTGAAGATCGTGGCATGGATACAGATCGTATTGTTCTGGTCCCTGTTACTACTGTTCAAGAGTTCAGGACTGCTGCTATCAAGATTCTTGACAAATACCTAGAGCAAAAACCAGAAGATCGCAAACCTATGATGTTTGTTCTGGACTCTTTGGGTATGCTTTCCACTAGCAAAGAACTTCAAGACTCTGCTGATGGAAAAGATACTCGTGACATGACTCGTGCCCAAGTCGTCAAAGCAATCTTCCGTGTTCTTACACTGAAACTGGGCAAAGCAAACGTTCCTATGGTAGTTACCAATCACACCTATGATGTTGTCGGTGCTTACGTCCCCACGAAGGAAATGGGTGGCGGTTCTGGTCTTAAGTATGCTGCTTCCACTATCATTTATCTCTCGAAGTCTAAAGAGAAAGACGGTAAGGAAGTTGTTGGGAATATCATCAAAGCAAAAGCAGCAAAGTCCAGACTTACAAAAGAAAATTCATTAGTAGAAACACGCCTATTCTATGACTCACGCGGACTGGATAAGTATTACGGACTACTGGAACTGGGTGAGAAGTATGGAGTCTTCACCAGGAAGGGGAATAGGGTTGTTGTTGGGGAATCTTCCGTTTATCCTTCTGTTATTCTTGCCGATCCTGAGAAATATTTCACAGAAGAAGTGATGGAGAAACTTGACTGGGCGGCAGGTCAAGAGTTTAAATATGGTACAGACAAATGAAAGACTTTAAAATTCCATTCGCAGTATTATCCTTTCTACTCGTTCAGTTAGGTGGTGCTGTATGGTTTGCATCTCAACTAGAGTCAAGAGTATCTACTCTTGAAACTAAATCATTGAAGATTGCAGAAGAAAATCGTAAGTTTCTAGTAAACGAAGTTATCCCTGCATTTAAGAGGGATAACTGGTTAGGGCAACAGTGGGAGAACAAGCACTTTTAATTATGAAGACAGATCTTTTTCCAACTACAATTACAAAACATCATGTTCCTGTTAGTGAAGAGTTGAGATCTAAAATTCTTGATATCTATAACAGTCAAAAGTTCAACACACCCAAACCATTTGTACTTGGTCCTACTGAAGATGTTCAGGACCTAGTAAAGTATTACTCTGATAGCATCGAAGAGTTTTTAGAGGAGGTTGAACCAAATGGAAAGGCAACAGTCACCGACGTGTCTTTGGTTGTACTTAGCTCTGGCGATATCATTCCTAGAGATTGTCATCTTCCTGGTCAGTATACGGCAGTTCACTACGTAACATTTGATCCGTCTACTCATCAAGCAGACATTTACTACCATCCCGCTTATGATGTGCTAAGATGTTTAGGTTCTGATGATCTTGCATCTGGAGTCTGGGTCCAAGAGGGAGACCTTATCTTCTATCCTTCTTATCTACATACATCGTCTCCTGAACATAATGCTTCAGACGAGAGGATTACATTGACGTTCACTTTTATTATTGATGCAGGTAGAGAATCTAGTAATCAAGAACCTTCTGAATGATGAAGAGTACCTAAGAAAGTCTCTTCCATTCATTAAGTCTGAGTATTTTTCTGAGACTGGCGATAGAAATATCTTTGAGATTATTTCAAAGTATTTTTCTGACTACAATGCTATTCCTACTAAGGAAGCGTTGCAAATTGAAGCAGGCAATCTCACAGATATTTCTGATGATCAATACAATTCTCTACTTGAGTACATCAAAAACATCGATGACGAAGAATCTGACCTGCAATGGGCACTAGACACAACTGAGAAGTGGTGTAAGGAACGTGCTGTTTACCTAGCACTAATGGAGTCCATCAAAATTGCAGATGGTAATGACAAGAACAAAGGACCAGAAGCAATTCCTAGTATCCTAAGCGATGCCCTGTCAGTATCATTCGATAATCATATTGGTCATGATTACATTGATGATTATGAAGAACGATATGAGAGCTATCATAGGGTAGATGCTAAGATTCCCTTTGATATTGAGATGCTCAATAAAATTACCAAGGGAGGACTTGTCAATAAGTCTCTCAACGTTGCTTTGGCGGGCACAGGTGTAGGTAAGTCTTTGTTCATGTGCCACGTTGCGTCCTCCTGTTTGATGCAGGGATACAATGTTCTCTATATCACCATGGAGATGGCAGAAGAAAAGATTGCAGAACGTATTGATGCTAATCTTCTCAATGTCAATATCCAGGATCTCGCACAGTTGCCTAAGATGATGTTCGAGAACAAGGTAAATAGAATTGCAAAGAAGACTCAAGGCAAGTTAATTGTTAAAGAGTATCCTACTGCATCTGCCCATGTGGGACATTTTCGCGCATTGATCAATGATCTCGTTCTTAAGAAATCATTCAGACCTGATATTATATTTGTGGATTACCTTAATATTTGTGCCTCGTCGCGTTACAAAGGATCTGCCAATATTAATTCCTATACTCTTGTTAAGTCGATTGCAGAGGAACTTAGAGGATTGGCTGTCGAAGCCGAGGTCCCTATCGTATCTGCCACCCAGACCACTCGTTCTGGTTATGGTAGCTCTGATGTTGACCTTACTGATACTTCTGAGTCCTTTGGTCTCCCTGCTACTGCTGATCTTATGTTTGCCCTTATTTCCACGGAAGAGCTTGAACAACTGGGACAGATTATGGTGAAGCAGTTGAAGAATAGATATAATGATCTGTCAGTTAATAAACGTTTTGTTGTAGGTATTGACAGAGCGAAGATGAGGTTGTATGATTGTGAACAGTCTGCACAGAAAAACTTGACTGATTCTGGGCAAGACTTAGAAGATGATCCAACTAGTATTTTAGAGAAATTCCAAGGATTTAAAGTATGACTATTGATTTTAATCGTTATGAACATTTCGTTGATGAAGTAACGAGTGATGCGTCAAAAGATTTTGTCTATCTTGCTGACAGGCTTGTTGAGCTTGATGGAAAAGGTGCCAATATTGAGCGTCTTCTTACTGCTGGCGTTGGGATTAATGCTGAAGGCGGTGAGTTTCTTGAGATCATTAAGAAGATGGTATTCCAAGGTAAACCTTGGAACGATGATAATCGAGAGCATCTTATTATTGAGTTGGGTGACCTTCTCTGGTACGTAGCACAAGCAACTCAAGCACTTGGCGTGTCCTTTGATGAGGTTATTGAAACCAATGTAAATAAATTGAAGAAGCGTTACCCTGGAGGAGAGTTTGATGTTCACTATTCTGAAAACCGTGCCGCAGATGATCGATGAATAAGTTCTATATGTTTACTAAGGACTCTTGTGGTCCTTGTGGACTGGTCAAGCGATACGTCAACGCTATGAATGACGATCGCACAGATAAAATTGAAGAGATTCAACTTGAAGATTTTAGTGACGAACCTATTCCTGAAGAGAATCTTCTTCTTGCTAAAAAATATGATGTAACCGCTACACCAGTATTAGTCGTAACATCTCCAAACGGAACGATACTGGACAAAAGAATTGGCGGTCTAAGAATTACACAAAGTATTCGACAATTGTTAGACCAATATGGTATTTCATAACTTTGCTCCCCTGGCAGTTTACGAAACTGAATTGCCAGGGTTTTTGCCAGACATCTATAAATCATATGACGACCACAAATTCACCACTGAAAGTGGACAGGTGACTGGTGAACTTGCGGGCAAAGTTCTTGTGCATCAAGATAAAAGATTACACAATTTTTACAGAGCGATAGGAAGAAAGACTAGAGAATATCTACGTTCTTTTGAAATGGATATAGATTCTTTTGAGGTCAATGTAACTAAGAGTTGGTTTGGTATTTGTGACCCTGGTCAAACCTTTCCGATGCACTATCATTCCTGCGCTCACATCAGTTTCATATACTACGTGCAACCAACAGGAGATCCAATTGTATTCCACACAGAAAATTCTAATCAGTGGTTTGGTGCAGCGTTTTCTTTTACTGGTAAACAGAATGGTTTGAACGTAAGAGATTATGTGATTGAACCCAAACCAGAAAGTCTACTACTCTTCCCTGGTTCACTGGAGCATTACACTATGCCAGTTGACAGAGCGCACACTCGGATCTCCTTAGCAGGTGACATTGTGCTAACATTAAAGAGACATAAGATTGGCAGTGAAGCTGGACTACTCTCTCCACGGTTTTGGAAACGTTTCTAAATACCTTGGGGAGGTATTTTTTATGGCATTCGATTCAATTCCAAACAATCTCACCGAGATGAGAAACGCAGCGGGATGCTGCATCGATGAAAAATACCGTGGTAAAATCATTCAGTTTTATTTGGATGTTGCTAAAGAGGGTGGAATGGAAAACCCTCTCGCATTCAATCCCAAAATAAAAACTGGTAGATCATGCAAACTTGTTAGATCTTTGAAGGGTGTTGTTGACCTCAAAGCAATGAAGAAGAAGCATGATCTAGATGCTAACTTCAAAGTTACCTGGGGTGATGGTAGTAGAGGTAATCGTGGTACACAGAATACAGGTAATTTATTTGAGAAACAACTAGAAGATGGATTAAATGATTGGATTGAAGATGGTGAGTTTAGTCAGAATCCATACAGAGAATTTATCAAGGATCTAGTAAAGACATATAATCTTGAGGATTGTCAAGTTGTTAAGGTAATTAATTCGGGTCCAGACAACACAAGGCGTCCCATGTCAATCCAGAATGGTAAGTGGAAGATTGGCACTGCTACTGAAAATGACTATGACATTGGAAAAGTTGTTACTGACCTGACACTAGAGACTAAGTGTCCTGGTAAACCAATGAAAAATATTTACCTGTCACTTAAGAAAGGTGGAACTACAACACTATCAAACTTAGGTGTCAAAGTAAGTTTGTCACCTGAACAAATTAAGAGTGGTAGAATTACAAACGCCGTTGGTCTTAAGATCTTAGAGACTTTTGGTATAGACAATGAAAGATTTTGTCGAGTCTTTAACGAAGCAGAGGCAGGTAAGGTTGAGTCTGGAGGTTTAGATGATGGTCCAGAGTACAATAAAAAACTCTTACTCTCAATGATTCGTGGATCTATTGGTTATGGTTATCACTATACACACTTAACAAGGGGAACGGATATTCATGGATTTCCATTGACTAAAGCTGTTTGTGATAGTGCTACTGATGTGAGATCAGTCAAGATATATTATGGTGGTCAAACTGGAACTGCAGAACGTATCAATATTGAAGTCAAGACTGCAACTATGGAATTGAAGTTTAATATTAGAGACACGTCTGGTAGCAGCAGTGCCTACCCAGACAAACTTCAATCTGGATATAAGTTTGATAAAGAAGCACTGTTTAGTGTTGCGGAGGGTGGATACCAAGACTGATGGCAAACGTAACTCAACTAAAACACTTAGAGCATATAGAAGATGAGATGCTGAACTACGGTGTCCGAGGATGTGATGCCGCTGTCTCTGCCATGCAAGAGTTACTCAGAATGTTGGGTAAAGATGGCACCTCCTTCATGCAGACAAAGTGGGATGGCGCACCTTCCGTTGTCTGTGGCATGGATCCTCTTGCCAAAATCTTTTTTGTTGGCACTAAGTCTGTGTTTGCTAAGACTGAACCTAAATTATGTTTCAGTGATGCTGACGTGGACAGGTGGTACAACGGTGATCTTGCTGTAAAGTTAAAAGCATGTCTTAAATATTTTCCAGCACTCAAGATAGATGGAGTTGTGCAGGGAGATTTGTTGTTTACCGACAGCGATAAGAAAAAAGAGTATGTTGATGGCGAGCATCTTATAACCTTTCGTCCTAATACTATTACGTATGGTATACCTACAGATCATCCTATTGGTCAACAGGTAGACAGAGCTCATATTGGTATAGTATTTCACACTCATTACGTCGGAGATGATCTACCTACGATGCGTGCTCAAGCAGGAGCAAAAGTATCAAACCATAATGATGCTCCAGATGTAGCTGTTATTGAAAATGATACTCCTTATCATGACATCTCAGTAAGTCCTGCTGACATAGCAAGATTCGAGAGACACGTCAGCAAAATGGAAAGGATGTGTGCTATTTGTGGAAAATTCTTAGATGAACTGGTTGACAACATGGGCACCAAAGGTGATGCCAAGTTTCATGTTGCCTCATATCTCAAGCAGTTCTTCAATAATGAGATCAAGAACGCCAGGACTATTACTAACGTGCAGTCTACACTCAAAGCACTTGGTAAGTTCTATCACGAAAAGATGCAAAAGGAGATTGCCAAAGTTAAGTCTGCCAAATCACAAACCGCCAAGAGAGATTTGATGTTCAAGGGGCTTAAATACTTAGAAGATAATGAGAGAGAATTTGCTGCGATGCTTACCTTGTATAAAACTATGCAGGAAGCAAAGCAACTTGTTATTGATCAACTAGATCATCTTGAAACATTCAGAACATTTGTACAAACGGACAAAGGATACCGTGTTACTAACCCTGAGGGGTATGTTCTTCATCACAATGGTGACATGATTAAGTTGGTAAACCGTATTGAGTTTTCGTATATCAATTTTACACTGTCAAAAGAATGGAAATAGTAGATTACAAATGCGTCTACTTCACGTTTGGTAGGTTCCAACCTCCGACCACTGGTCATGAGGAGAACTTCAATGCGGTTGCTAAAAAAGCAGGTACTTGTGATTGGTATATCTATCTGTCTCAAACAACAGATAAGAAAGGTAATAACCCTCTACCACCTGAGCGCAAGTTACACTATGCCAAGAAGATGTTTCCCAAATTAGCAAACAATATCCGCAGTGGACCTAGAGATCCAGTGGGTATTCTTCAGGAGCTACAGGGTCAGGGATATGATGATGTTGTTATGGTAGTGGGATCTGATCGTGTTGCCGCAATGCAATGGATCAAAAAGTATAACGGTAAGGATTTTGTATTCCGCAAGATGGATATTATATCCTCTGGTGAAAGAGATGCGGATGGAGACACCTTTGCTATCTCTGGCACTAAGATGAGACGTGCTGCTTCAGTTGGAAACTTTAAAGTATTTCGTCAGGGTATACCTCGTGCGCTTTCTGACAATGACACGCGGAAGTTGATGGAAGAAGTAAAGTCTAACCTTCCATCTAATTATAAATAAAACATGGTCCAATTAGTTTTTGATGAGTAGCTTCAGCGAGTTCCATAAAAAGGCACATGTGGCAAAACAAAATGTCACTCGTGACCAGTTTTATCGTAATGAAATATATAAGAAAGGTGAGTGGGTTCTGACCGAAGATGGAAAGGTCGGAAAAATTTTACGCCGTGGTCCCAACTATGTCCTGTGTCTAACGGCAGAAGAAACTACATTTAGATCATGGATCAAGGACATCAAAGAGGTTTTTGAATTTGGTACGGACGCATATCGCGAGTACCTTCAGTCAATTACTCCAGGTGAAAAGAAGCAACCCTTCTCTAAAATCAAGGTAAAACAAACAATTCCTACCGACCCCAAAAAAGATAAGATGGAAAACAACGAGTACGTATTATCAGCGGTAAACGCTTTAAATCACAAAGAATCTTGGCGTTACGATAAGTCTGCTAAGATGGCAAACAGAGATCCTAAAGGTCTTGGTGCTGAAGGTGTAGGTGGCGGCGACGCACCTGGCATGAAAATGGCAGAAGCACCTGGGACTGAGGGCAAACCAAAGATCAAGAAAGTCAAACACTCCTGTGCTACCAAGGTAGAGCACTCTGAGTGGGGCACTGGTAATTGCCTGAAAGAAATGCACACTCTTGATGAGCAAGGTAACATCACTCACTATGATGTTATGTTTGAGCATGGTCTTGAGCAAAACGTAGCAGTTCAATCTCTGAACGTTCTCGAAGAAGGTATGCATGAGCATGTCATTAACACTGACAAGAATGCTGAAATCATCGATGAGAAGAAGAAACTCGATCCAGTCGGTAAGGAAGACGGTGATGTAGACAACGATGGTGATAAGGATTCATCTGATTCTTATCTGATGAACCGCCGTCGTGCTGTTGCTAAGGCAATGGGTAAGAAGATGAAGAAAGAGCATCATCAGAAAGATGCTGATGGTAAAGTTATTGAGCATGAAGGAGAGGAACTCGAAGAGAAGAAGGGTCTCTATGCCAATATTCATGCCAAGAGAAAGCGTGGTGAAGCACCTGCAAAACCAGGCGACGAGGACTATCCTGCTAAGGATGCCTTCAAGAAAGCAGCTAAGACTGCTAAGAAAGAAGAGGTAGACCTTGAAGAAGGTGATGGTCTCTATGCCAATATCCATGCAAAGAGAAAGCGTGGTGAGAGAATGCGTAGCAAAGGTGACAAGGGAGCTCCTACTGCTCAGGACTTCAAAGACGCAGCGAAGACTGCTAAGAAAGAAGAGGTTACTACTGAAGGTAGTATGAAGCAGGCACGTAAGAATGTCGGAGCTTCTACTTGCTGGGACGGTTACAAGGCAAAAGGCACCAAGACTAAAAATGGTCGCCAAGTTCCTAACTGTGTCAAGGAAGATGAGGTTGAAGAGGGTTACGGTGCTAAGAAGAAAAAGATGAAGAAGGAAAACACCTTCTCCAACTGGCGTCAGGAGATCGCTGAAAAAAAGTAAAAGGTCCCGTTGAGGTCATGCCTGAACTGGAAGACCCCGAGGGACAGCGAAACAGCGATAAGAAAATGCCAAAAGCACCTAAGGAAAAGGTGAAGGAGGCTTGCAATCACACCGATAAAGGTGTAGAGTGTCCTGTACATGGAACTAAAGATTGCTCATAAATGAGAAAAATCTGGCACGAGGATAGCATTCAAACGCTATCCTCTTTTTGTAATCTCCAAAATAATTATCAAGATATCATCCCAGAAGTTCTTAAGTTTGTTGATGATAACCAACGCATTCTAGAAGAGTGGCGTCTGGACAAATGGGTTGATGATCGTAATCTAGGCAGAGTAAAACTCTGGGATGGTGACTGGAGAGTCATTCCATTCCCTATTGACTGTGTTGGATCTACTGCAACTGAAGAAGATTTTGAACTCAGTGAGATGGTTACGTTTACTAAGTTGTTTAATACAACAACCGAAAGATGTAGGGAAGTTCTTCCTTTAGTAAAACAAAGTTTTATTAAAAATTGTCCCAAAACTTTTAAATATTTACAAGAGGATATTGATAACAAACTTTTAAAGTCTGCTACGATATCTCGCTTGTCACCAGGATCAGTTATTAATCCTCACAATGGAGACATCGATTCACTCCGCATACACTTTCCTGTTATTACAGATCCTAGCGCATGGATTAAAGTGCGAGGGAGAAGACGAGTATGGAATGTCGGTGAGGTTTTTGCATTCAAAGATCATGACAAGCATTGGGTTAAACATGAGGGAACTCATGATCGTATCATTGTTATTCTCGATTATAGTATCGAACAACTATCTAAATACGGAATAAATCTTGAAGAGTGGGAAGAAGATGCTATATAGAATAGTACGTTGAGTGTAATAAAATGCTTGCCTTTTTACTTCCATTAGCATCTAAAATTGTACGTGATGCTGTAGCAAAAGTACCCGACAATGAAGAGTTGGGAGAAAAACTTGTAGAAATTTGTCTCGTAGTCTTAGAAAAAGCAGTCAAACTGACTAAGACTGACATGGATGACAAACTTCTAGAGACGGTCAAAGCGGCTATCGCAGCACGCGAATGATCCCAGGGGGCAGATGCCCCCTTTTATAAATAAATTTAGAAATCTGTTCTTATAGGAGTACGTTATGTCTCTCTGGGGAGGTAGCTCGGCGGACGAGTCTAAACCAAAATTTTTAGTTCGTGGTTCTGCTGTCGCTGAACCAGACAATTGCATTGCAACCGAGCAAGGTTGGGTGTATCGTCATTACCAAAATGATGCTAAGACCGAATACTGGGATGAGGTCCTGATTGCAGGATCCTTCGGTGGAGACGGTGGAGATGCTCAAGGTGATGGTGCTGGTCTGGAAGGTGTCATCGGTAACGCGACAATCGTATCTGTCCACTTTGTTGGAACTGAATACGCTCAGGGTAATACCCTTCAAGTTGCTGTCAACTATAACGAAGAAGTTGATGTAACTGGCACACCAAGATTGAACATCGCTTCTACTGGTGGAACTAATCCAATCGTCGCTTCTTATGCAAGCGGAACTGGATCTGCTCGCCTGGTATTTGAAGTAGCGATGCCTGCTGAGACTGCCAACATTTCTCTTGCAGCTCAAACTATTGACCTTAACAGTGGCACTATTAAGGACAAGGGAACTACTACGGATGCTGATCTTGCCTTTGCAACTGGCGATCTCGTCGGACCTGGAGGAACTGGTGCCGCCGCTGCCATTGCTGTTGCCTAATGCTAAATGAGATTTGATGAATTGAACGAGGACAACTATGTCCTCTTTGCTATTAAAAATTATGAGAACCCTCAAGCAGCAACCAGAGAAGATTTCTACGAGGACATGAGGCGTTTTAAATATATAAAGCGCCTCTTAAAAAAGTATACTCGTGGAGAAGAGATCAAACTCAGTCTTCTTTTAAACCACATTATTGTATTGTATAATGTTTTTGGTGAAGCAGCTGGTCCTCTACTATTCTACAAGTTAGAAAGAGAGTATTGGTCTATTATTAAGTCTCTCATGATGTTCTTAGATAGGTATCCAGAACACGATACTGAGAGTTTGCAATTGATTAATCACGACGATCAAATTCTTAAGGAGCTTCAAAACTTATGATGGGCGCAGCAGGTATCACAAATGTGGGACCTATCAATACACCTACTACAAATGCAGGTGCTATTGCTGGATTTGATCCCATCATGAAACTCTCTAAGAGAGCAAACAAAAAAAGAAAGAAGATGGAATCTGCCGCAAGGCAGTTTGTCAAGCGCAGGAACGATCCCACCTACATAGATGGTAGGAGTAAAACTGCTCGTAATCTTATCAAACGTCTTGCTAAACGTAAAAAGAAAATGTCTGAAGAAACAATCTTAGAAGCACCTAACGCTAGTGGTGGAGATACCACAAAGCAGGCATATAAGTTTATCTCACAAAAGCGCAAAGTTGCTAAGCAGCAAGAGCGCCAGAAGAGAGCACAGGATCGTAAGAAAGAGATCCAGTTGATTTCTCGTGCCAAGTCTACTGACTACCAGAAGAAAGCAAAAGAGCGCACAAAGAAACTCTCTCAGCAACTTCAGGGTGGTGCTTCTGACAATCAGAAAGAAAGTTTTGAGGGTCTTATCTACCTGGAGTCTTTGGTAGAACAGATCAATAACGAGAACACTAATCCTGTAACCTACTTCTTCAATGATGACACTGAAGTAGAGATTACTATTGAGATGGCAGAAGCATTTCTTGCAAAATTCGGTGAATTGAGTGAAGACAATATGGAGAAGATGATGGATATGATTCCTGACTCTTCTGATGTAATGGGTCTCTTCATGCAACTGTGAGGAAATGGCATTCGGTCTAGGAAAATTAGCAGTATTAGAATCTAAACTTGACATTTACGAGGACTTGTCCAAAGAAATGTTGGACAAGTTAGAGCGTGCTGTGGGTACGATTTCTGAGAACAGTAACAAGATTGCTGTTATCTTAGAGCGCCACGAGAATAGACTGGATGAGAGTGAGCGCACAGATCAACTCATCATAAAGATGATGGAGGAGATGAAAGATACTCACGTAAGAGACCGAGAGATTATTCACGAGAGGATTACCACTCTTACGAAGAAAGTCGATTATAATGCCAAGTTTGTAGTGGGTGCTGGCGCTGTGCTTGCTACCCTCATAACGTTTTTACAAGTCGCTCCTCCCCTGTATAGAGTGTTGACACCATCCAACACAAGTGCTACTATGGTTACACCTTTAGATCGCGCTGGATGGGTTTCACCGACGACAAGTTTATTAACCTAGCAGCA